TAAGAGACAGGATCTCCTCGGCGCGGCCGAGCAGCGAGTTGCCATTCACGTAGATGTTGGCGTTGGTGATGCGGTTGATTTCGATCTTGCCGGCCATGTTCAGTTGCCTCCCTTCAGCGTCAGCAGGTATTCCGAGGTGATCTCGGTCTCAAACGTCAGGCGCTCCAGGGGCGGCGGCGGGGTGTACTTGTAGCTGATCAGCAGATGCCCGTTGGCCAGCTCGGTCTCCTCGTTGCGCGCCGGGTCGAACCACGCCTTGAAGCCCAGCAGCGCGCCGTCGCCGATCAGCTTGCGGCCGTAGCCGTTCACCGATTCCACCAGGGCGTCGATCAGTGCCTGGTTGATCGGCATGTCGATGAACTGCTGGCTGAAGTAGCGCAGCGACTCGTTGATCACGTCGCCGGTGCGGCGCACGTTCTCGAAGTTGCGCATGTGGCTGACGGTCGGCCAAGCGGCAGTGCGGTTGCCCCACAGCCGGAAGCCCGAGCCGTAGCTGGAGAAGATCGTGGTGATGCCTTGCTCGTTGAGCAGGTTCACCTCGGACTGCGGGTCGTCGATCATCGCCGAGAGCTGGCGCTCGACGCCGATGACCCCGGCCAGCTCCTGGTTGGAGCTGGACCACCAGAAGCCCTTGTCCAGATCGACCTTGGCACGCAGGCCAGCCGCGCGGGCCGATAGCGGCTCCAGGCGCTCGGCGTTGAGCACCGGGTCGTACACCTTGACGTGCGGGTAGCACAGGCGCACGCGGTCGCTGGAGGTGTTGAAGTTGATGGTGCCGGCGGGGCCGCGACCCGCCAGCGCCTGGGCGTAGGTGGTGCCGATCGGCGCGTCGATGTAGGCCACCGCGTCCAGTTGGTCGGCCATCGCAATCAACTCGGTCGCCACCGAGTTCTGCGTGCAGAAGGCCGGGGCGATCAGAATCTTGGCGAAGAAGCCGAACAGGTTGTAGGTGTCCTTGAGCGCCTTCAGGCCGGTGCGCACGCCCGCCGCATTGACGGCACCGATGATGTCGGCCGGCGTGACTAGGGTCGGGTCGGCGTAGTCGTAGCTGGCCTTGACGCTGGCGCCGGCCACGATGTTGCCGCCCTTGACGCGGGCCAGCTCGCCGGTGAGCGTGTCGACCGTGTAGTCGGTGCCGAGCACGTAGGTGGTCGCCCCGTCGTTGCTCTTCAGCACCAGGGCGGCCACGGCGCCGTGGGCCAGTTTCACGCGGTCGGTGGAGGCGTTGAAGGTGATGGCCTCACTGGCCACGGCCGTCTTGTGGATCGCCGGGTCGAGCACGTTGATCACGATCACCGTGCCGGCGCCGTGGTCGTAGATCGCGTCCAGCGCCTGCGGGATGGTGAAGCCCGGAAGCTGCGAACCGAACGCGGCTGCGTCCTTTTCCGACAGCGTCAGGGTGGCCAGATTGACCGCGCCGATCGGCGCGGTGCCGATCAGGCCGATGACGGCCGACTTGACCGTGCGAACGGGGCGCTTGCCTTTTTCGACCTCAATGGTTTCCACGCCATGCAAGTAGTTTGCAGCCATCGCTTAAGCTCCTTTCGCTGCCGGTTCATCATTGCCGGCGCTAGAACGCGCCGACGTCTTGGTGGCCTGCCGGCTCTGGGCACTGACCGGAGTCAGGTGGCCCAGGGCCAGCAGGGTCTTGGTGTACTCGTGCTCTTCCGGCAAATCGACCTCGGCGCCGGTATGAAGCATCACTTCCTGGGCTCTGGTGTCATCGGCGCCCTCCTGCAGCGTCACGCCGCTGGTCGGTCCGCTGTAACGGTATTTCATGGGGTAGCCTCCTGTAGAGCCGCCTCAAAGGAGGCGTGCGCCCCCTTGGGGGGCAGCGAATGAATATGAGCGTGGGGGTACATCAAGCCTCCTCGTAAGTAACGTCGATCAATGGGGTCTCGGTGTTGACGTCGGCGTCCTCGACCAGCATGGCCTCGGTGGCCACGTCGACGGCGTACTGCCACAGGCCGGCCGTCTCCCCCAGGAACTTCTCGGACACGGCCCAGACCTTGCGGCAGTCCGGTGGGCGGAAGCCCACCAGCGCCCGCCGTACCGCATCCACCACGTCGACGGCGCCGCCCTTGCCGTTGAGCTGGCGCAGGATCACGGTCACCGACAGCTTCACGGTGCGCGGCTGGGCGATGTAGGTGACATCGACCGTCGTGTCGAACTGGCTCCCCAGGTAGCTCACCAGGAGTGCGCCCTTGGGGTGGTTGAGGCGGTATTCCGCCGGGCGGTCGGGGAAGTACTCGGCCACCAGCTGGGGAAGCTTCACCTTAAGGCGCTCCACCACGGCGTCGATGATCTGCAGGGTGGTGGCCATCAGTAGCGATCCAGCAGGTCGGAGCTAAAGCGGCGCGGCCGCGACCGCACCTTCATTTCGCCCGGCTCCGGGGCTGCTTCTCCGGTTGGCACGCCGATGGTCAGCTTGCCGTCGCGGATCGACTCCAGCATTTGCAGGGCGGACTTGTGGGTGCGGGTGACCGCGTCGGGCAAATCGCTCCCTTCCGGCCGCCGGGCGTACAGCCAATGCCGCGCCAAGTTGACCGTCATGTCTTTGACGACGGACGGTACCGGGTCGAGCGGCAGGATGTAACGGCCGCGCAGATGGGCATCGACTAGCTCTTCCGCCTGCCTGACGGCTTCCTCGACCACCGCCGTGTTCATGGCGGTGGCCGATTCGTCGTCGTTGGAGAGCCAGACCAGCGTCTGCGGCGGGATCGCCAGCTGCAGGTCGGGAAGCGAGCAGTAACGCATCGTCGGTTCTTAGCGCAGCACGCGGATGATTTCGCCAGCCGCGCCGGCCGCGTCGCGGGCCACGCCGAAGCCGATACCGGTGGTCTTGGTCACGGCGCGACCGTTGGCGTCGGACTCGACCTCGGCCCCGGCTGCGATGGCGGCCCCGGCTTCCACCAGAATTTCACCATGCGTGGCCACGCTGGCCTGTTCGCCGGCACTGAAGTCCGTGGTGGGCACGCCCAGGACGCGTTCCCCGGCGCTGGCCACGTTGCCGCTGTAGTCGGTGAAGCGGAAGCGGGACAGGGCCGCAGCGGCGGCGATGGTCACCGCCAGCAGGATTTTTTCGGTTTTCATGATCTGTGGTTTCCCTTCGTGATTGGGTTAGCGCTCAGGTGCAACGGCGGCGTTGGCGGCGGCGACCTTGCCGTCCAGGCGTGCGGCCTCGGCTGCGGTCAGCTCCAACTCGTCGCCCGGCTGATAGACCTCGTGGTCGTGCAGCACCGGGCAGGCGCCGACGACGTACAGGGCCTTGGCGGACACCTTGGACGCAGCCGTGGGCTTGTCCGTGGCCCCGGCGCCGCCGTCTGCTGCGGCGCCGGTGGGCTTCGGCTGCGGGCTGGAGGTGTTGGGTTTAGCGGCTGTCTTGCTCATGATCTCGCCCACCATCAAGCGTTGGTGTCGCTGATCAGGTAACCGGCATCGGCGCCCAGCAGGAAGGGGCGGAAGATGTCGGTATTGCGGATCAGCTCGATCTTGCCGTCCTCGGTGCGGGTATCCACCACCGGGTTGCCGCGCTTGCGCAGGGTGTAGCCGAAGGACGGTTCGTATTGGCTGCGATCGCCCGCTGACTTGACGGTAGGCACGTAGGACAACACGATGTTGTCGCCCCAGATGTCGGTGGTGATGCCCGCATCGCTGGCCTTGACGGCCTTGCCGATCACGATGTTCTCGATCTCGAAGATTTCGCGCAGGTCGGCGAGCTGCACCAGGCGAGACCGGGTATCGGACAGAATGGCCTTGAGCTGCGGGTGGCGCTTGAGCACGCGCCAGGTGGCGTAGCCGATCACCATGGTGTTGGGTTCCTTGACGATCTTGGCGCGCACGGCCGCCTTGGCATCGCTGACCACACCTTCGGGGTCGCTGGTGGCGTCAGTGAAGCGGCTCGCTCCGGACAGAGCGATCTTGTTGCCGACCGCGTAATTGGCCGGGTTTTGCACCATGTCGGCCACCATCACCTCGTGGCGCAGGCGGATACCTTCGACCACCGTGTTGGTGGCGCGGGCTTGCAGCGGGAAGGCGCTTTCAGCGTCTTCGCGGTAGTCGATCGGGTATTCCAGGTCATGCTCGTCCATGGCCACATCGACCGACCCGATGTCTTCGGGGTTGATACGGTTGGACTTGGCGCGCAGTGCGCGCTCGGTGGAATAGACCTTGAAGTGCTCCTTGCCGAACAGCGGAATCTTGCCGCCTTCCTTGTCGACCAGCACGAACGGCATGAGCTGATCGCCCACGAACTGCTCGTTGGTATAGCCGGTGGCCAGGCTGGTGAGTACGGGGTCAACGATCCGTAAATTGCTCAAACGTCCCATGGTTGGTGTGCTCCTGGTTAAGTGGTGTTACTTGAGGACTGCGCGGGCAGCGGTGGCGTAATCCACCTTGTGCTCGGCCATGTGGGCCTTGATGGCCTGGTGTTGCTTGATGCGCTCGGGGTCGGCGCCGCGCCGCTCGACGAG